GGCGTCCTCGCCCTCGGGGAGTTCGCGGTCGTGGGGGATGGGGGGCAGGCGGTGTTCACCGGCGACCTCCTGAGCCTCGTGGGCAGTGAGGTGGCCAGCGGCCCGCCGGTGCAGTGGGCGACGACGGAGGTCTGGGGCCTGGGGGTGGCCGTGCCGGACCCGGGGGCGGAGGTCCACGCCGCGGTGTTGGCGCAGGCGGAGATCTGGCTGTCCGTGTCTGGCGTCCGCCCCGCCCCGCCCTGGTGGCAGCCCCCGCGGCCCGTGCGGAAGCCGATGCGGCGGCGGGCGTGAGCGACGCGCCAGGGCCGGGGCCGCTGTCGCGCGAGGCGCTGCAGGCCCAGGTCGATCGCCTCTTGGCCGGGGTGCCACGGGACCGGCACTGCGCCATCCTCGGGGTGGCGAGCACGGACGGGCGCTGGCGGGTGACAGTGCGGGCCGTGTGGGCCGATGGCCGCTGGCGTGTGCAGGGGGACATGGGGGGCAGCCGCGGGGGCGACCTCGTGGGCACGGTGTCAGTCCTCGCGTCGTGGAGTCTGCTCTTGTGCGCGGTGCTCCAGGGGGCGTGAGGCGGTGACGGAGGGCGTGATGAGTTGGACGACGAGTCACCAAGCGGTCCTCGACGCGTACGCGCGGAGGCGTCCCTGTCCGGGCGGCCCCGGCCAGGATGAGTCCGCGCGGGCCTGGACGCACGGGTGCGCCGAGCAGTTCGCCTTCAGCTTCCCCGGGGAAGGCTGGGGGCACAAGAGCGCCGGGGAGGGGCGGCCGCCCTCCACGGACGTGATCGCCACGCGGTCGCCATTCCTTGGCTACGACCTGATCCACGCGCAGGGGACGCCGGGATGGGCGCTCGCCTCGATGCCTCGCCCGATCGACCTCGCCGGGCAGGTGTTCCTCGACGTGTCGGCCGTCAACCACATCGGCGCGATCGGCCCCATCGACCCGCCGCCGTCCGACGACCTCGCGACGCGCGTCGCCGCGCTCGAGCAGTGGGCGCGCGGGATCGCCTATCAGGGCGGACGGACCGCCGTCCCCGGCGAGGCGCACGATCCTGCGCGGTTATGACGAGAGGGAAAATTCCTGTTGACAGTGTTGCTTATTCGGCATATATTCCGTCTCGGCTATGACCGAGCATCGCGTCACCTACCAATCGTTGCGAGAGTTCCTGGACGCAACAGGCTTGACGCAGGCGCAGTTTGCCTTGCGCGTCGGACTCTCGCAGTCTGACGTGTCGAAGATCCTCAACGGGCATCGTGTGCCCAAGCTGGCCGTGGCGATCCGGATCGCGGAAGTGGCTGAGATTCCCATCGCCAGCCTCGTGCCTCTTGCGGACGAGGCCGGGGACTCAGCGTAGCCGGCGTGTAGAAAGCGCGGCCCCTGGTCAGTGAGCAGCTGACGCAGGGGCCAGAACGAGGAGATGAGGCGATGAACCTCCACCCCATGATGCAGCACGCGATGCGCGTGCTGCAACCGTCCCCCCCCCAGGCGCCCCAGGGCCCGATCGACCCTTGGGTGCACGGCCAGGCGCTGCTGGCCGCCACGGCGGAGCTGCGGCTCCGCCTCCACGAGATCGACGGCGACGAGATCGCGCACGGCGTGGCGGCCGACATCACGCGGCTGGTGATCGGCAAGTACGCGGCGGCGTACGCGGCGATCGCCGACCTGCACGCGGCCGACGGGGAGGGGCGGCGATGAGCCGCACGATCACCTACCCCGACCGGGCCGCGTGGCTGGCCGCCCGGCGCGAGGGCATCGGCTCCAGCGAGGCGGCGATCCTGCTCGCCGCCTCCCCGTGGCTGTCGCCGTACGCCCTCTGGGCCCAGAAATTAGGCCTGATGGAGCCCGCGGCAGACACGGAGGCCATGCAGTGGGGGATCAAGCTGGAACCCCTCATTGCGGAGGCGTACGCCGAGGCGACGGGCCGGCAGGTGTCCGCCCTGCCGCCCTGGACCGTCCACGTCAGCGACACGCACGCCTGGCAGCGGGCCACGCTCGATCGCGTGCTCGCGCCGATCGATGCCCGCGGCCCCGGCGTCCTCGAGCTGAAGAGCACGGGCACGGCGCACGCGGGCGCGTGGGAGGAGGGCGCCCCCCACCCCTACCTGCTGCAAGTGCAGCACCAGCTCGCGGTCACGGGCTGGCAGTGGGGCAGTCTCGCCGTCCTGATCGGCGGGCAGCAGCTCCGCTGGGTCGATGTCGCCCGGGATGAGGCCTGCATCGCGGCGCTGACGGCGGCGGAGGCGGCCTTCTGGCAGCGGCTCCTGGACCGCGATCCCCCGCCGGTCGATGGCCGCCCGTCCACCCTGGCGGCGCTCGCGGCCCGCTACCCGCGCGAGGCCCCCGGGAGCGACCCCGTGGCCCTGCCCCCTGAGGCGGATGCCTGGGATGCCCAGCGGGCCGCGGCCCTGGAGACCATCAAGGCCGGCGAGGGCCTCAAGGCCGAGGCCGAAGCGCACCTGAAGGCGCTGATCGGGGACGCGCCCGCGGGGCTCCTCCCGGGCGGCGTGACCTACACCTGGCGCACGCAGACCCGCGCGGCCTACACCGTCGCGGCGTCCGAGGCGCGCGTGCTGCGGCGGAGCGCCGCGTCTCGGAGGGCCGTATGAGTACGCAGATCGTCTCGCTCAAAGAGAAGGTCACCTCGATCCGCGCGCTGCTGGAGCGCGCGAAGCCCCAGATCGCCCTCGCGCTCCCCAAGCACCTCAGCGCCGACCGGCTGATCCGGGTGGCGCTGACATCCGTGCAGCGGACGCCGGATCTCCTGGACTGTGACCAGACCTCCCTGTTGGCCGCGATCATCCAGTCCGCGCAGCTCGGCCTGGAGCCCGATGGCGTCCTCGGGCACGCGTACCTGGTGCCCTTCCGGAACACGCAGAAACAGCGGCGGGAGGTCCAATTCATCCCGGGGTACAAGGGCCTGGTGGCGCTCGCGCGGCGCAGCGGGGAGGTGTCGAGCCTCGACGCGCGCGTGGTGCGGGCGGGCGACCACTTCCGCTATGCGTTCGGCCTAACCCCCGTTCTCGAGCACGTCCCGGCCGACCACGACGCGGACGAGGCGCCCGCGATCACGCACGCATACGCCGTCGTCCGGCTCAAGGACGGCGGCTACCAATTCGAGGTGATGACGCACCGCGAGATCGAGACGGTGCGGAAGCGATCACGCGCGGGGCAGAGCGGGCCGTGGGTCTCCGACTGGCCCGAGATGGCGAAGAAGACAGTCCTGCGGCGGGCGCTGAAGCTGGCGCCCATGTCGATCGAGGCCCAGCGGGCGGTGGCGCTGGATGAACTGGCGGAGGCCGGCGTCAGCCAGGCCTTGGAGGTCGTGGACGTGGGGCCCGCGGCTGCCGAGACGCTCGGCCTCCCGCCCGCCCACCCCGGCGACACGCCGGAGGAGACGACGGAGGGGGCACGATGACGTGGCTTGGGCTGGTGGGGTTGGGGGGGGGAGGGCTCGCGCTGGTGCTGGCGCTGGTCTGGTATGGCCTGCATCGGGAGACGCGGGCGCGGCGGGAGGCGGAGGCGCGGGCCTGGGCCGCGTGGTGCGCCACGCGGCGCCGCGCCGACCGGGAGCCCCCGGAGGAGGGGTCATGAGTGCCCGCCGTCGCTCCCGCCGTCGGCTGACGCCGCACGACTACGCGGACGCGGAGACCCTGCTCGGCGCGGCGATCGCCATCCTCCGCACGCTGGAGGGCCACCCCCCCCTCCACCAGGTCGCGCCGCAGCTGCGCCTCGCCGTCGCGATCCTGCACCCCGTCAGCGGAACGCTGCGCGACCAGGCGCGGGCGCTCGCGGGCCCGCCGCCCCTCGTGGCGGCCCGCCCGGAGGAGACGCCATGAGCCGATCCTGTGTCCTGACCTGCCCCGGCGAGTGCCCCGTCCGGCAGCGCGCGCTCGACTGCCTGCCCGGACGCGGGTGCTACCACACGGCGCACCTGAGCGGCGCCGGGGAGTCTCACCGCTGGGTGCTGGAGATCGCGCGGCGCCCGCGGCTCCTGGGGCTGCACCTGGACCCCGCGGGGACGCTCTGGGCGGCGATCCGGCCCGCCGAGGAGGCGTCATGAGCGCGCCTGACCGCTACCTCGCGGGCCGCCCGCCGGTCCCCGTCGCTGAGCAGCCCTGGGTGATCGTCACCGGCCTCGGCACCGACGCCGACGGGCGCGACGTGGTGTCGGTCTACGCGGTCCACCGGATCACCGGGGAGGTGCGCGAGGGCGTCCGCGTCGTCCCCGACTACAGCACGATTGAGGACGCGCTCGCCGACCTGAGCGCGGAGTTCGGCGCGATGACCGCGCAGGAGGAGTGACCCATGTCCGATCAGCCGTACGTGATCGTCCGCACGTACTCGGCCGGCGTGTTCGCCGGCTGTTTGGAGGCCCGTGAGGGCCGTGAGGTGAGCCTCACAGAGGCTCGCCGCATCTGGTATTGGGCGGGGGCGGCCTCGCTCTCGCAACTGGCGGTGGAGGGCACAAGCCAGCCGGAGCGCTGCAAGTTCCCGGTCGCGGTCCCGAGGGTCCTCCTCCTGGAGGCCATCGAGATCCTGGACGTCACGCCGGAAGCCCGAGCCAGCATCGAGGGCGTGCCGGTCTGGCGGGCATGATGAGCGGCGACGGCGTCGGCGCCGGCGACGGCGTCGGCGACGGCTCCGGCTTCGGCGTCGGCTTCGGCTCCGGCGTCGGCTCCGGCTTCGGCGTCGGCGAGGGCGACGGCGAGGGCGACGGCGACGGCGAGGGCGACGGCGCCGGCGAGGGCTTCGGCGCCGGCTCGGGCTCCGGCGTCGGCGTCGGCGACGGCGGCGGCGACGGCTTCGGCGACGGCGACGGCGTCGGCTTCGGCGAGGGCGCCGGCGACGGCGAGGGCGAGGGCGACGGCTCGGGCTCCGGCGCCGGCTCGGGCTCCGGCGTCGGCTTCGGCTCCGGCGTCGGCGTCGGCTCCGGCGTCGGCTCCGGCGTCGGCGAGGGCGACGGCGTCGGCTCGGGCTCCGGCGTCGGCGTCGGCGACGGCGAGGGCGCCGGCTTCGGCTCCGGCGACGGCTCCGGCTTCGGCGTCGGCGGCGGCTTCGGCTCCGGCTCCGGCTTCGGCTCCGGCGACGGCCTCGGCTCCGGCGAGGGCTCCGGCGACGGCGAGGGCGAGGGCGTCGGCGACGGCGAGGGCGTCGGCGACGGCGAGGGCGTCGGCTCATTGTGATGACGCTGATCCCCGCGGCCCTCTGGCGCCGTGTCCCCCTGCTCGCGACCGGCGCCGAGCGGATCGCCGGCGATCGTCTGGAGGGTGCGGTGAGTGCGACTGGCGACTGGATCGAGGAAGTGACGTCGGAGCGCATCCTTGACATGGAGATCCGCGTCGTGGACCCACACTGGAAGGCCGGACCGGTCCCGTTACGAGGGATGAGAGCGTGGGTCAACACCGCCGAGCGGTTGACCGTCCTGCTCTCGGTAGGCGCGCACGGCGGTCGCCGGTGGCTGCACTTCTCGATCTGCGGCCCCACCTTGCCCACGTGGCGGCAGTTGGTCGCGGCAAAGGAAGCCATCCTCGGGCGCGAGACGAAGGCGATCCAAGTGCTCGCGCCTCGCAGCCAGTGGGTCAACATCAATCCGAACGTCCTGCACCTCTGGTCCTGCCTGGATGGCGACCCGCTCCCGGACTTCACGGCAGGCACGGGGAGCTTATGAGCGCGTCCATGGTGATCCGTCAGCTCGCTGTGGTCGCCTACATCTCCCCGCAGTGGCGCGGTCCCGTGGATGCGGCGATCCTCGCCCTCCAGCAGCTCCAGCGAGGGGAGGGCCCCCATGCCTGAGATCCCCTGGCAGCGTGAGGCGATCACGTGGCGCTTCAAGTGGGGCGCGAGCCCCCAGGAGATCGCCGACGCGTACGGCCTGAGTCTGCCGGAGGTGGAGGACGCGATCCGCGATGCCCTGTCTGGCCCGCGTGCGGACACGACGTCGTCTCCCGCAGACGCGGCTCCACGTCGCCGCCAGAAGCCGCAGGCGCGGCGATCGACGGCGAGGACGACGCGGACCCCTCGCGACAAGACGGCGCGTCCCACGCGCCCGCCAGTGGCCACGGACGAGGCGACCAGTCACGCCCGGGCGAAGCCTGGCGAGTGGAAGCAGAAGGCCCTGCACGCGCTCGGCCTCAACGGGGGGGGCAGCGCCATGATCAGTGAACTGGCGACGCGCCTCCGGCTGAAGGACGCCGAGCGCCAGGCCGGCATCGTCGCGCTGTACGGCGCGCTCCAGCCGCTGGTGAGGACTGGCCAGGTCACCAAGCAGGGCACGCGCTACCAGCTCGCGCGGGGGGAGGCGCCAGCGTGAGCACTTGGCCCCGGCGCGATCGCCACTTCCGGCTGGCCCATGAGTGCGTGCCGGGGCCTGGGCGGTGGTTCCGCTGCGGGCGGTGTCGCTGGCGGTATCGGGCGATCGGGCGCTGGGTGAGTTCCCGGACGCCGAGCTGTCCGGAATGTGCCCGGAGACGTATGACGCGCCCAGGCGCGCACGGGGCAGAGGAGATATGGCCAGACTCTCACTGACGGCACATCGGAAGTTCCGGGCGCTGGCTCGGGCGCTCGGATCGGTGGCGCTCGCCCGGGGGAGTCTCGAGCTGATCTGGGACAGCGCGAACGCGGCGACCGATCCCGTGATTGGTACCGAGCGAGACATCGAAGAGATCGCGGCGTGGTCGGGCGACCGCGGCGCCCTCGCGCGCGCTCTCGTCGAGACGCGATTCCTCGACGTCGGCCAGGAGGGACTCCTCGCGGTGCACGACTTCTGGGACCACTGCCCCCACTACGTCACGCAGCGGGCGCAACGACTGGCGAGGCGGTCGAGTGTGTCACATCAGGCCGAAATCCTCACGGTGCCGAACGGCGCCGAACGGCGCCGAACGGCGTCTACGCGCGACGCGCGTACCCAGCCCAGCCCAGCCCAGTCCAGCCCAGCCCAGACAGAGCACACACACACGTCGGCCGCTGCGCGGCCGCCGGTGCGCGCAACCGAACCAGCACCAGACCCACCTGGCGCCGGCTTCGAGGCGTTCTGGGAGGCCTACCCGCGGCACGAGGCGCGGGCGAAGGCCCTGGCCGTCTGGCGCCGGCTCGCCCCGTCGGCCTGGCTCCAGGACCGTCTCCTGGCCGCGATCGCCGAGCAACGCACGTGGCGAGCGTGGCGCGAGGGGTTCGCCCCGCACGCGGCCACCTGGCTCGCCCAGCAGCGGTGGGACGACGAGCGGCCCCCCGAGGCCCACGCGCGGGGCGCGCCGACGTCGTGCGCGCCGGCGTCGTGCGCGCCGGCGCCGTGGTGTGACCATGACCCGCCCTGTCACCACCAGCAGGAGCACATCGCTCGGACACTCCGATCGGCCCGCGCCGCGGCCGCTGAGGTCGCATGACGGCGCCCAGCTACCGGCTCCAGGGCCGGCGGATCGGGGAGCCGTGGATCACGCTCAGCGCACACGTCGTGCTCGAGGACGGCATCGCCGCCTTCGACGCCGCGGCGGCGCAGGTGTACGCCCTGGGGGACCGGCGCTTCCATCGGTGGCAGCACGTGCGGCTGATGCGCGGGGCGGCCCAGGTGCTGGCGCGGACGGCGTACGCGCCACCTGACGAGGCCGCGTGATGCCCCGCCTGGTGCTCGTGGTGCCTGACGTCGTGCCGCACTCGCTCAACCGGTTCCTCGGGCGATCGGGCTGGGCTTACCGCCGGGAGAAAGCCCGCTGGATGCGGCTCCTCTCGGACGCCCACTACGCGCGCCTGGTGGCGTCAGGGCGTCAGCCGGGGCCAGCGTGGCCCACGCCCCCGATCGGCCAGGTGCGATGCACCATCGACCGGATCACGCCGCGCGCGGACGCGCTCGATCCCGACAACGCGGCGGGGGCGGTGAAGCCGCTCCTGGACGCGCTGCGGGGGCTGTCTCTCCTCGCCGACGATACCGCGGCCGCCCTCGACCTGGTCGTGCGGCAGCCGAAGGGGGCGCCGCGCGAGCGCCTGACGCGCGTCACGCTGGAGCTGTAAGGGATGGGGAATCGGCACGGTGGCTTCGGCGCGGCGTGTGGGAGCTGAGTTGAAGGTCACCTGCCCCTCGTGTGGAGGACAGGCGAGCCTCGTGATCGCCACACGCGGCCGGCTCACCATCGACGGCATCTGGCGCCGGCGCGTCTGCGACGACTGTGGTGAGCGCTTCAGCACGCGCGAAACCCTCACACGTGACAGCGGTAGTCCGTCCTTCCTCGACGACCTCAGTGAGACTCCCCAGTGTGAGGGACGGCGCTGATGCCGCCGGCGCCGTGTCGCCCGTGCACGCAGCCAGGCTGCCCCGTGCTGGTGCGCGGCGGGGGGCCCTGCCCCGACCACCAGCGCGTGTCGAGCGCGAGACGAGGCTACGACGCGCGGTGGCGCCGCGCGCGGCGGCAGCACCTGGGGGCGTCTCCCCTGTGCGCGGCCTGTGAGCGCGCGGGCCGGGTGCGGCCGGCGACGGAGGTCGATCACATCGTCCCGCATCGCGGAGACGCGCGGGTGTTCTGGGATCGAACGAACTGGCAATCGTTGTGCTCGTCGTGCCACGCGCGGAAGACCGCGCGCGAGGACGGAGGGTTCGGCCGGTGATCGGGAGGGGAAGGGGGTTCGAATCTTCACGCGTGTGTACTCAGGAGACCGCTGCCAGGTCCGCGCGTCTGAAAACAACCAGTGCGCGCCTGGGGGCCCCGCCTGATGCCTAAGGGGGGCGCGCGGATCGGGGCCGGTCGGAAGCCGAAGCATCGCGACGTACCCACGTTTGAGGCTGGCCTCCCGCGCCCGCCGGCGTGGTTGTCCCCCGCGGGCCGGAGCTACTATCGCCACTACGGACGCCAGCTCGAAGCCGGCCGCGTCATCACGCACGTGGACCGTGACGCCCTCGCGATCTATGCGGCGACGCTGGCTGACATCGCCGAGCTGTCGAAGGCGATGCGGGGGCGGGACTTTCAGCGCACGCTCTCCACCGACACGGGCGTGAAGACCAACCCCCTCGTGACGCAGTACGAGCGGGCGAAGGGCCAGGCGCGCCAGCTCGCCCAAGACCTCGGCATCACCCCCGCCAGCCGGAGCCGGGTCCAGCCGGCCACGCCGGCGAGTCAGGACGGCGGCGACCAGGCGCGGCGGGAGACGTTCTTCCGGCGGCCGACGCTGGTCAAGGGGGCCACCCGTGGCGCGTAGGGGCACGACGACGCCCTGGAACGCGGCCGCCCTCGCGCGCTGGCCCGGGGTGACGGTACCGATCGACGACGGCGACGGCCGGTACTACTTCGACGAGGCTGCCGCCGCGCGCGCGGTCGAGTTCTACCCGCTATTCCTGACCCACCACAAGGGCACGCAGTTTGCCGGCCAGCCGTTCGACCTCCTGCCCTGGCAACGAGACCTCTTGGTCCGCCCGCTCTTCGGGTGGAGACGCACCCAAGACGACCTCCGACGGTTCCGGAAGTTCATCCTGTTCGTCGCCAAGAAGAATGGCAAGACCCAGCTCGTGTCGGGCCTTGCCACCTACCTGCTGTTCTGCGATGGGGAACCCGGGGCGGAGATCCTCATCGCGGCCGCCGATCGTCAGCAGGCGCACGTGCTTTTCAATGAGGCGCGGGCGATGGTCGAGGACGCGGTCGATCTGTCGTCTCGCGCCGACATCCTCCGGTCGGAGATCGTCTTCCGCGAGCTGCGCGCGACGATGCGGGTGATCTCCGCCGAGGCGCGGACCAAACACGGCCCCAACCTCCACGGCGTGTTCATCGACGAGCTCCAGGCGCAACCCGACCGCGCCCTGGTCGAGGCGCTCGAGCGCGGTGTCGCCGCCCGGCTCCAACCGATCATCGGGTACCTGTTCACGGCCGGCGATGACCTGGACTCGATCGCCTACGAGGAGTACCTGTACGCGCGCAACCTCATCGACGGGACGAGTACGGACGACCGGTGTCTCCCGATCGTGTTCGAGGCGCAGCCCGGTGATGACTGGCGGTTGATCGAGACCGCCCGGAAGGCCAATCCGTCCCTGGGCGTGACGGTGCCCGAGGAGTACTACGCCGGTCAAGTGACGCAGGCGGTCAACGAGCCGCGCCGCCAGAACGGCTACAAGCAGCTCCACCTGAACCTCTGGACGGAGCAGCGCGAGGTCTGGATCCCGGTGGAATCATGGGATGCCTGTCAGGTCGCCGAGCTCGCGCCCGTGCGGCCCGGCCCGCGGCTCACGGTGGTGGGTGGGCTCGACCTCAGCGCGAAGACCGACCTGACCGCCTTCGTGGTGCTCGTGCGTCGGGATGACGCGAGTGGCGCCGTCGCCGAGCCGGAGGCGATCAGCTCGGAGACCGCGAGCCCCGCCCCGCGACGGGGCCTGGACTTCGCCATCGACCTCCACCCGTTCTTCTGGATGCCCGAGGACACCTTACGCCAGCGGGCGAGGGAGGACGAGGCGCCCTTCGAGCTCTGGCGCGACCAAGGCCTCCTGCGCGTCACCGACGGGGCCGCGGTCGATTACGACACCGTGTTCGACGCGGTGACCCAGGAGCTCGCGCGGCGGTATGGCTACGCGGAGATCGGGTACGACCCGTGGTCGGCGCTGCAGTTCTCGCAGCAGCTCGAGGCGCAGCAGTTCACGGCGGTCGAGGTGCCGCAGACCTTCCGACACCTCAGTGAGCCAGCGAAGCTGTTCGAGGCCCTGGTGCGCACGCGGCGCGTGCGCCATGACGGGCACCCGGTGATGCGCTGGTGCGTGAAGAACGCCGCGGTGAAGGAAGACCCCGCGGGCAACATCCGGCCGGTGAAACACACGCGGAAGAAGCGGATCGACGGAGTGTCGGCGACCGTGACCGCGCTGTCGCGCCTGATGGTCGCGCTCCCGCTGGACGAACCGTTCACGAGCGACGTGGTATGACGGCGGAGGACGACATGGGCGAGTATGTGACCGTACGCGAGGCCGCGCGCATCGCGGAGGTCTCTCCCCGGACCGTGCGGCGCTGGCTCGACGAGGGGCGGCTCACCAAGCATCGTCTCCCCATTACCCAGCACGTGCGCGTGCAGCGGCAGGAACTGGAAAAAAAAACGTGGCCAAACGTGGCCAAACGATGACAACTGTGGCCAATCGTACCTAGACGCGCCCTGCCGTGTGGCGTCAGGCTCACGCCTGGCGCGATGGGAGTCTTCAACTGGTGGTGGCGGCGCGAGCGACGGGACAGCACCCTCAAGGACCCAGAACGCTGGCTCCTTGACGCGCTCCTCGGGAGTGAGGCGACGGCGTCTGGGCAGGTCGTCCCCTGGACGGTCGCGATCGGCTTGCCTGATGTGTTCGCCTGCGCGCAGGTGATCGCGCAGGACGTCGCCCGGACCCCCCTCAAGCTCCAGGCCGTCTCGGCGGGGAACGCCTACGACGCGATCGACCATGAGCTGTGGGAGGTGCTCCACGATCTCCCGAATCCTGAAACCACGGCGTACGAGTTCCGCTACGACCTCGTCTGGGATCTCTTGACGCACGAGGCCGCCTATGCCGAGATCCGGCGGGCCCCAGGGAGCCGCCGCATTCTGGGCTTGTGGCGCCTCGATCCCGACCGCGTGAGCGTGGGTCGCGATCAGGATGGTGTGAAGCGGTGGACCTACCGGCGCGACGATGGGACCACCTTCCTCTACCGCTTCAACCCCGACACCCCACCACTGCTGCATCTGCGGATGCGATCGCCGATTCGCCGCGTCCGGGAGACGCTCGGCCTGCTCTCCGCGGTCGAGCGGTACGGGGCGAAGTTCTTCGCCAATGGCGCGCGGCTCAGTGGGGTCTTCTCCGCGCCGGCGGGCACGCCACAGAACGCGTATGACGAGCTCAAGGCCCAGCTCCGGCTCCTGTTCACGGGCACAGAGAACGCGCACCGGCACATGACCACCCGCGGCGAGCTCAAGTACACGCCGTTCACGAGCCCAAACGATGAAGCCCAATTCATCGAGACACGGAAGTACCTGCGCACGTTGATCGCCGGCGCGTTCCGGGTGCCGCCCCACAAGATCGGGGACCTCGAGCGCGCCACCTTCAGCAACATCACACAGCAGGAGATCGAGTACGTCAACGGGGCGCTCGGGCCGCAGTTCACCGCGTGGGCGCAGGCGCTCCGCCGCGATGTGCTCACCACCCGGCAGTACCCACGCTACGACGTGGTGTTCGACATCACCGACCTGATCGAGGGGGATCTCCTCATGGTGTCCGAGGCGCTCTCGAAGCAAGTGGACGCCGGGATCATCACCATCAACGAAGCCCGGCGGCGCTTGCGGATGAATACCGTCGCCGCCGAGATCGGGGATGTGCACCTGGTCAACGGGAACAAGGTGCCCGTGACGAGTGCGCACGGGACAGCGTCTCCGAGTGCGCCGGCCGCTGTCGGTGCCCAGCAGGTGATGTGATGCGACCGACGACGCCAGAACGGCGCGGATGTCTCCACCTCGTCGACGTGCGCGAACACGACGGCACGCTCTCGCGGATCGGGGGCTATGCCGCGCTCTACAACGTGGAGACCGTGATCGGGGACTGGTTCCGCGAGCGAATTGCCCCTGGCGCCTTCGACGTGGCCGTCACCCGAGACGACGTCCGGGCGCTGTTCAATCACAATCCTGACCTCATTCTCGGCCGCACCTCGCGGGGCACCCTGCGCCTGGTCGCGGATGCGACCGGCCTGGCCTACGAGATCGACCTCGACCTCGAAGACCCCGACGCGCAGCGCGTGCTCCGCAAGGTGCGGCGAGGGGATGTGTCACAGAGCTCGTTCGGCTTCCTGGTGACGGCGGAGGACTGGCCCAAGCCTGTCGAGGCCGGCAAGCTCCCGCTCCGGATCATCCGCGCGGTCGAGTTGTTCGATGTCTCGCCGGTGACGTTCCCGGCCTACCCAGACACCAGTGTGGCCGCGCGCGATGCCGCGGCCACGCTGCGTGCCTCCACGATTCCGGCCCAGGCCACGCGTGGAGTGTCGCCGTTGTCACGGCGCTTGTCTGCATCGCTGGAGTACCGAGCATGAGACTGCACCAGTTGATCGAGCGGCGGAACAAGGTCGTGGCCGACCTGCGCGCGTTGCAGGAGCGGGCCGACGCGCGGACGGAGGCCCCGGGCGTCCTCACATCCGAGGAAGAGGCGCAGTGGGCCACGATGCAGGCGGAGGTCGTCGAGCTGACGCGACAGATCGAGCGCGCCCAGTTCCTCGACACCGAAGAGCGGGTGGCGCGCGCGGGCCGGTACGACGTGCCGGACTCCCAGCGTCAGGCGGAGAGCGATCCCGCCGGCCAGGCCGCCGAGCGGCGGGACGGGTTCCGGGCCTTCCTCCAGCGCGGAGAGGCCCGCGCGTTGACGGTGGGCACCGACTCCGCGGGCGGGTTCCTCGTCCCCGACGAGGTGTCGAGCCAGATCATCCAGGCCGCGCAGGAGGCGCAGATCATCGCGCCGCGGGCCCGCACGGTCACCACGATGGCGGGCACGCTCACCCTCCCGGTCGCCTCGCACGGCGCCGCGGCGTGGGTGACGGAGGGTAGTTCCGAGTCCGAGGCCGACGAGAGCTTCGCGGCCATCACGCTGACGCCCTACAAGGTGAAGACCGCGCTGGCGGCCACGGACGAACTACTGCAGGACGCGGCGCAGCTCGAGAGCTACATCGTGACGGAGTTCGCGCGACGGATCGCCGAGAAAGAAGAGGCCGCGTTCGTCAACGGCAGCGGGTCGAACCAGCCGACCGGCATCCTGGCGGGATCGGGCCTCGGCAAGACGACGGCCGGCGCGACGGCCATCACGTTCGACGAGGTCCTGGACCTGTACGGCGCGCTGGGCACGCCGTATGTCCCCGGCTCGATCTTCCTCATGAACCCCGCCACGGCGGTCTACCTGATGAAGATCAAGACCGGGGTCGCGAGCGACAACCGCTTCATCTGGACCGCCAGCCTCAGCGCCGACGCGCCGGGCATCCTGCTCGGTCGCCCGGTGTACCTCTCCTCGAACATGCCGACGATCGCCACGGGCGTGAAGACAATCCTGTTCGGGGATCCCAGCTACTACGCGATCGCGCGCCGGCCGTCGTTCTCGATCCAGCGCGATCCGTACAGCCAGGGGGCCAACAACCGGGTCGTGTTCCGGCTCTTCCAGCGCGTGGATGGCAAGCTTACGCTGACCGCCGCGTGCAAGCACCTGATCCAGGCGTAAGGGAGGGAGCATCATGGGACTCGGACGCAACCTCCTCAACAACGCGAAGATCCTGGCGGTCGGCGCCGCCGCGGCCGCCGGCACCAGCGATGTGACTGGGGCCGCGGTGGACACGGCCGGGTATCAGGGCGTGGTGTTTTTCACCCGCTTCGGCACCGCGGCCGCGAACAACACCCTCAAGGTCCAGCAGGACACCGTCGTCGGCATGGGCGGCGCCGCGGATCTCGTGGGGAGCCTCGTGGGTGGCGGGGCCTCTGACGAGCTGATCATCGTCGAGGTCCACAAGCCGCGCGAGCAGTTCGTTCGGGCGGTCGCCCTGCGTGGGACGTCCACGACCTGCGACGGGATCTACGCGATCCTCTACGGCGCGAACGAGCCGCAGCTCGCGAACAACTCGCTCTCGGGCACCCAGAAGGCGGAGCTGCACGTCTCGCCGGCGGAAGGCACGGCGTAAGGCCGATGCCGACCGTGCGGATGCTCACCGGGATGGCCGGGCCGTTCGGCACCTGGACGACCGGCGATCCCTACACCTGCGACGAGGCCGAGGCCGGCCGCTTGATCGCGGCCGGCTATGCCGAACCGTGGCCGGAGGATCCCGTGCCCACGCGCGAGGAGACCGCGATGGCGCCAGGCGCGCCCGAGCGCGCCATGAAGCCGCGGGCGAAGGCGCGAGGCTGACGCTGTGACCGACCCCGTCCTCATCACGCCGGCGGTCGCCGAGCCCCTCGGGCTCGACGAGCTGAAGGACCACCTGGGGGTCACGGACCTGGGGCAGGATGCACTGCTCGCGCGGCAGCTCGCGCGGGCGCGGCGCCAGGTCGAGTGGCTGACGGGGCTCGGCCTGGCCGCGGAGACCTGGGAGCAGGCGCTCGACGCCCGCGAGGTGACCGGCGATCGCCTGCGTCTGGGGCGGGCGCCGATCATCTCGATCACCTCCGTCACGGCGATGTACGCCGATGGCACGAGCGGGACCATGAGCGCGTCGGGCTACTACCCCACGCGCGACAGTCTCGCGCTCGCGTCCGGGGCGTCCTGGCCGTCTGGGCTCCGCACGTACGAGGCGCTCGTCGTGCGCTACGTCGCCGGGGAGGTGCCGCTGACCGGATCATCACTGCGTGAAGCCGTGCTGAAGCTGGCGGCCTGGTACTACGCGGCGCGGGGCGACCAGGGGTACATCGGCCCCGGCGAGCAACTGCAGAGCGGGAGCATCCCCGCGGACGTCTGGGATGCGCTCGCCCCCTACCGCGCGCTGGGGGTCGCCTGATGCACGCCGGCCTCCTCCGCGATCGCGTGGCGCTGCTCGCGGCGACGACCACGAGCGACGGCCAGGGCGGGCACACCACGACTTGGCCCACCCTCGGGTATGCGGAGGCCCGGGCGCAGGTGCGCGCGCTCTCTGGGCGCGAGGCCCTCCAGTTCGGGGCGCTGCAGTCCACGGGCACGACGCGGATCACCCTCCGCTACCGGCCCGACCTCACGGTCCAGCACCGGCTCCGCCGGGAGCCGGACGGGCCCACCTACGAACTGACCGCGGTCCGGGATGTGGACGGCCGCCGGCGCTGGCTCGAGTGCGATGCCGTGGAGGTGTCGTGATGGCGGGCGCGCTCAGCGATCGCCGGTTCGCGCAGCTCGTCGGGCTCGACCAGGCGAAGCGGCAGATGCGCACGCTGCCGGACGTCGCCCGGAAGCTGCACTACGTGGCGACGCGCGACAGCGCCGAGGCCATCCTGGCCGCCGCGAAGGCCGCGGCCCCGGTGCGGCGCGAGGGGCGCCCGCCGGGGTACGCCGGGGGCGCGCTCCGGGATCACCTCGCCATGAAGGGCACGCCTGCCGCCGGGATGGCGATCATCGGGATCGAGAAAGTCGCGCTCGTGGTGCGGACGCGCGGGGGGCGTGGCGCCGGCGTGGCCACGTTCCACGATCACAAGTTCAAGCGGGCGCGGGACGGCAAGTGGACGCGGCGCACGCTGTCGCGCCCCACGCTGGATCGTCTCCGCGCGGGCGGCGCGCGGGTGATCCGCCCGACCAAGTACGGCCACCTCCAGGAGTTCGGGGCGCCGCAGCACGCGGCCAAGCCGTTCCTGCGCCCCGCGGTGCGCGCGGAGCAGGCCGCCTTCGAGGGCCGGCACCGGGCGGCGGTGGCCGAGGTGCAGCGGCTCCTGGGCGCGGCGGGGTATCACGGATGAGCGCCGGCAAGAGCGCCCTCTCGGCGGTGCAGGCCGGCGTCTACACCGCGCTGACGACCGACGCGACGCTGCTCACACTCGTGCCGGGCGGCATCTGGGACCACGTGCCCCAGGACCCCACCTGGCCGTACGTGCGGATCGGGGAGCTGCGCGAGGAGCCCCGGGATACGAGCGGGACCCAGCGCCGGCGCGTGGCGATCACGCTGCACGCTTGGTCGCAGTATCACGGCCGGGCGGAAGTGCTCGCCATCGTGGACCGGATCATCGCGCTGCTCCGCGAGACCACGATCACGCTCACGGGGTGGACGCACGAGGACACCACACACGACGCCACCGAGGCGGATGAGCCCCTGATCCTCGACGACGCGATCGAGGTGCAACACGCGCTCACCGACTTCACCGTATACGTGACGGAGGCCTGAGGATGCGCTACCTAGTCACCGGTCCCCTGCCGGTCGTGATCGACGGCCACGCCCACGCTCCCGGGGCGCACGTCGAGACCGATAGCGACGTCACGTTCCTCGTGACCATCGGCGCCCTCGCGCCCGCGGCCGCCGACGAGCCGATGGGCGGCCCCGAGGCGCCCCCGTTGGACGAGGCCTGACATGGCGGTCCTCAAGAACTGCAAGCTCTGGCTCGGCGGTTACGACCTGACGGCCGACTTCAATCAGGTCGCCGTCACGCAGGATGTGCCCGTCCTCGATACCACCACCTTCGGCTCTGTCCTGGCCAAGACGGTCGAGGCCGGCCTACTCTCGGTCGCGCTCGACGCCAAGCTATTCTGGGCCGCTGACAGCGCGCCGCCGATCAAGGTGGACGATGTGATCGCCGCGGCGCTCGCCCAGAGCAGCGTGCCGATCTCGGTCGCGCCCCAGAACGCTGGCGTCCTCGGCGAGCGCGGCTACACCTTCCTGGCGCGCCTCGCGCGCTACCAGCGCGGCGGCCAGGTCGGCGCCCACTATCTCGGCGACCTGCGCGCCGAGGCCCAGAACGCGTCCCTGGTGCGCGGGCTCGTGCTCCACAACGGGGCCGAGAGCAGCAGCGGCAACGCCACTGGCTACCAACTGGGGCTGCTCGCCTCGGGGAAGACGTGCTACGCCGCCCTCCACGTCCTGGCCAGCAGCGGCGGCACCTTGACGGTGAAGGTGCAGTCGGACGACGCGGGGGGCTTCGGCTCACCCACCGATCGGATCACGTTCACCGCGGCCACCGCCATCGGAAGCGAGTGGAAGACGCTCGCCGGGCCGGTCGCCACCGACACCTACTGGCGCGCGAACTGGACCCTATCCGCCGGCACCGCCACCTTCGTGCTCGTCGTCGGCATCCTGTGAGGAGATTGCGATGGTTCTGACGAAACCCTACGTGCTCATCAACGCCGTGGATCTGTCGAGCAAGGTCCGGTCGGTGGATCTCAGTGACGACATCGACATCCTCGACGCGACCGCCGGCAACGCCGCGGGCGCCAAGTCGGTCGAGGGCGGGCTGACGTCCTGGTCGGCCACCATCACGTTCCTGCAGGACTACACCGGCGGCTCGGTGGACGCGACGCTCTTCGCGGCGCACGGGACGCTCGTCTCCTGTGAGTTCCGCGGGAAGACGGATGCCGTCTCCGCGACGAACCCGAAGTTCACGGGCACGGCGCTCGTGAAGTACGACAAGCCGATCGGGGGCCAGGTGGGGCAGGAGTTGGAGACCACGGTCACCCTGACGGGCAGCGGCGCGCTGGCGCGCGCCACGTCGTAACGGCCATGGGATATCTCAGTCGCGAAGTGTTCCTCGCCGCGGCGTCACGCCTCCCCCGCAAGACGCTGCAGTTCGACGACCTCGGGGGGGAGGTCATCGTCCAGGGCCTGACCGGCGCACAGCGCGACGACTTCGAGCAGTGGATGTTCCGGAGCCGTACCAAGAACAAGGACGTGAACCTCCAGAACATCCGCGCGCGCCTCGTGAGCCTATGTCTTATCGATGAGGACGGGCAGCGCCTGGTCGGCAGTGTCGAGGATCTCGGGAGCATCCGGGCGGACGTGCTCGAGCGGCTGTTCGATGAAGCCCGTCGCCTCTCCGGCATGACGCAGGAGGACGTGGACGAGCTGGGAAAGCCCTTGCCCTGAGTCCCACACGGCGGTTCGCCTTCGCCCTGGCCCGCGAGCTGGGGATGACCGTGGGGCGGCTGCTCGAGGAGATGTCAGGGCGGGAACTCTCGGAGTGGCAAGCGTACCTGACGCGGGATGCGCAGGTCACCGCGCTCGTCGCGAAGGGCACGGACAGCGCGCTGGCATACGACATGGTCTGGGGGGCGGGCAGGGATGCGGACACCGCGGCCGAGGACGACGCCGAGTGACGAAGAAGGCGGGGCCTGATGGCGACGATCGGGGCCTTGATCTACCGCGTCGCGGCCGACACCTCCGACCTCGTCGAGCACACCAAGAAGATCGAGGGGCAGTTGGGGCGCCTGGGGTCCGCGGCCGACAAGGTCGGCGGGATGCTCCGGGGCGCCTTCACGGTCGGCGCGATCGCGGGGTTCGCGAAGCAGGCCATTGACGCCGGCGACGCGATCGGGGACCTCTCGGCCCGCGCGAAGATCACGGCGGAAAGCTTCCAGAAGATCACGACCGTCCTCCAGCCGGCTGGCGTCGAGGCGGAGCAGTTCACGCAAGCGATCCTCGTCATGCAACGGGCGCTTGCCGGCGAGGATAAGGGCGCGGCGTGGGCGATTCGTGAGCTGGGGCTGCAGGTGTCCTCGCTGCGCGCGCAGGCGCCTGACCAGGCGTTCCTCGACATCGCGGAGGCCCTCGCGCGCATCCCCGACCCCATGAAGCGGTCCCGGATTGAAACCGAGCTGTTCGGGAAGGCCGGGGCCGCCGTCGCCGCGGGCTTCACGAAGGACATCCGGGCCGCGGCGGCGGCGGTCACCGTGATGAGTGATGAGACCGTGGAGGCCATGTCCACGCTGTCAGACACCTGGGCCGAGCTGACGCGGACGGGGACCATCCTGCTCGCCAGCGTGCTGGCCCCGCTGGCGCCGAAACTCCGGGAGATCGCCACGGAGGCGGACCGGGTGACGACGAGCTTCTCTCGGGAGGGATTCTGGGCGGGGATGGGGAAGCTCCTCGCGGCCCAGGGCGCGGCGATGACGGGGATGTCTGGGGGGTATGCGCTGGCGCAGCAGCAGCGGGCGTGGGAGGCGCTCCCCACCGCCCCGACCGGGTACACGCCTGCGGGCCTCGCGCTCCCCGCGCCGTATCAATCCTCGCTGGAGCGGGTGGCGCTCGCCACGACCTTCGCGCCGATCAAGGAGCTGGGTGCGGAGGCGAAACGGGCGGCGGATCGGTTGCGCGACCTCGCGGAGCACACGGCGTATCTCGCCCGGAAGTTCGCCAACATCGTCGGCACCAGTGACTGGCTGATGGCGCGCCAGGGACAGGTCGCGATGGGCTTGACGCTGCCGGGGCTCACCAGTGCCGTGCAGGAGATCGGCCTTGGGTGGAGCGGGCTCCAGGGCATCATCCCGGGGCTCCCGACGTCGAAGGTATCGCACCCCACGTCGGGGCTGCCGTGGGGGAAGGCGGGCCTGGGCGCGGTGACCGCGGCGATGCCCTGGCTCTCGCAGTGGATCGCCGGCGGGAGCCGCTCGGCCCAGATGGGGGGGAGTCTCGGCGGCAGCGCCGGGGGGATCCTCGGAGGTCTCTTCTCGACGGCGAGTGGGGCGCTCGGCGCCGTCGCCCCATTCTTCGGTCCCGTGGCGGGGATCGTCGGGAGCCTCATCGGGAAGCTGTTCGCCCCCTCGGCCGGCAAGATCCGCGGTCAGGAGGCGGACGCGCGCATCGGCCAGACGCAGGCGGGACTCCTCCAGCAGTTCGGGAGTCTGGACGCGATCGCGGGGATGAACGCCTCCGGCGCGGCGCTCGCGGCGGCGTGGGGCAGCAAGAATGTCGCGGGGGAGGCCCACTTCAACGCGCTGGTCGAGGCCTTCACGAAGCAGCGCGACCTCGAGCAACAGATCCTCGATCTCGAACGGCAGCGCGCGGACCTGGTCGCCGCCCTCGTGCCGAAGTATCAGGATGTGGTGAACGCGGCGCAGGCCCTCGGGATCTCCACCGAGGGGCTCGGAGCGACGATCGATCAGCTCGCGGCCACGGACAGTTGGACGACCGTCGTCAATGCGCTGGACACGATGCAGCGCGCGGGCGCGGATATCGGCGGCGTGCTCGAGCAATCCGCGGGCAAGCTCTCGGCGATGGTGCAGCAGGCGCTCAAGCTCGGGACGGCGGTGCCCGAGAACATGCGGCCCTACATCCAGGAGCTGCTGCGGGCCGGGAAACTGCTCGATGAACACGGGAACAAGATCACCGACCTGGCGCAGCTCAAGTTCGGCGACGCCATCACGACCGAGGCGGAGAAGACCGAGGCGCAGATCCGGACGATCGATACGCTGCTCGACAAGCTGCGGGAGGCGGTGCAGGCCATCGTCGATGCCCTGGCGACCAAGCTGCCGGCCGCGGCCAGCGAGGGCGTCCGCGGGATCAACGACGCGATCAGCCGCGTCCCGATCCAGCCGATCAAGATCCCGGTTGAGGTGGACACCCCGGAGGTCGGGGGCATGGCGGCGGGCGGGATCGTGACGCGGCCCACGCTGACCTGGATCGGGGAGCGGGGACCGGAAGCGGTGATTCCGCTGTCGCAGATGGGGCGGGCCGGCGCGGGCGCGAGCGGCCCGCAGACCATCGTCGTCCACGCCGACCTGGACGGCCAACAGGTCGCTGAGGTCGTCCTCCGCCGGGTGGGCGGCGGGCAGTTCGCGTACGCGGGGGTGTGATGCGTGGGCGTGACGCTGACCATCGCCGGCGTGGATCGCCGCGGCAGTGTGATCCACAGCTCCTTGCGCATCCAGAAGGATGATGAGGTGGAGACCTGCAGCTTCGAGACCCGGGACCCGCTGCTGACCGCCGGCGCCTACCGGCCGGCGTTCGGCGACGTGGTCCGCGTCCACCAGGACGGGGCGCTGCTCTTCGGCGGCACCGTGGAGGAGGTGGACGATGCCGCCTCCGATTTCATCGCGGGCTCCACGCGGGTGCAGGTGAGGGCGATCGGGTACCACCTGAAGCCGCAGCAGGTCACCGTCCGCAAGTCCTACAGTGCGGGGCAATCGACGCTGGCGGTCTACGCCGACCTCTTCGCGGCCTGTCCCGGCGTCAGCTACATCGGTGCGGGATCGGGCGGCCCGACGCTGCCGGCGCTCGCCTTCGACCGCTGCGTCCTGGCGGACGCCCTCAACCAAGTCAAGCGCATCAGCGGGTATCCTTGGCGGATCAACGGGGACCTGCAGGCGTGGGCGGGGCTCCCCGGCGCGGACACGGGGCCCGCGCTCACCGATGCCAACGGGCGCATCCTCCGGCAGTTCGCCTGGTCGCGTCAGCGCACCGCGCGGGCCACGCGCGTCTGGTGCAAGACGGGCAACACGGGGGCGACGGCCCGGACCCAGAGCTGGACGGGTAACGGCACGCGCACGCGGTTCTACGTGGACGTCGAGCCGACGGTCGTCCCCACCCAGGTGGACGAGAACGGCACAATCTACGCGGTGCCGTCCGGCACCTGGACCTGGGACGCCACGCGCCTCTGTCTGACGCGATCGAGCGCGCTCGGCAACGGCGTCCCGCTCGCGGCCACCTACACGGTGGAGTACCCCGCCTGGTGCCGGGCCCAGGACGAGACGGCCATCGACGCCGGCGACGTGGTCGAGCTCGCCTACGCCTACCCGGATGTGCTCGAGTTGCCCCAGGGCGTGGCGCTGGCGGCGGGCCACCTCGCGCAGCAGGCGATCACCCCGAAGACGGTGCGGCTCAGCACGCGGGAGGTGAACGTCTACCCGCTCATGAAGTGCAACTTGTCGTTCGCGGCGCGGCTCGTCAGCGGAGACTACCTGGTGCGGTCGGTGGCGATCGCGCCGTTCGGGAACGATTGGGCGGCGAGCGGGGCCCTCCTGTACACGCTCTCCCTCGTCGAGGGCACCACGCTCAACGCGAACTGGCTCGACTACTGGCGCGACCGGCTCGGGGCGACGCGGGGCACGGCGAGCGCGCCCTCCTCGGCCGGGGGCGTGACCGTGGTCACCGGGAGCCCGTCCCATGTCTGGGGGAACGAGCGCACCCGCGGCGTCCAGGTCGCCACCTGGGCGGACGTGGCCAACCACCTCGACTGGATCGCGCTCACCTCGGATCCCCTCACAGTGACGTGTGAGCGGCGATCGGCGGCGGCGGGCACCACGGTGACCGTGCGGGTGTACGACGTGACAGCCGCCGCCGCGGCGGTGACCGGCGCGGCCACGAATGCGACCACCTGGACCGAGGAGGGGCTCACCTTCACCCCGGTCGTGGGGCACCGGTACCGGCTGCAGCTCGCCGGCAGCAACACCACCAACGCGGTGTACGCCGTGGGGAGACACTGATGCCCCGGCGGCTCGTCCTGCTCCTGATGCTGGGCCTCAGCCTGGCGGCGTCGGCCGCGGCCCAGACCTCCACGTACAGCGCGGACAAGATCACGGCGGGGGCGACCACCTTCGGGACCGGGCCGCTGCGCGTCGTGGGCCTCGGGACCGGGGCCGGGACGAATTGTGTCGCGGTCGATGGATCGGGGGACATCACGAAGACGTCGGGCGCGTGCGGGACGGTGACGAGTGTGGCGCTGACGGCGCCGTCGGAGCTGTCGGTGTCCGGCTCGCCGGTGACGACGAGCGGCACGCTCGGACTGACTTGGGCTGCCGTCGCCGCGAACTCCGTCTTCCAGCGCGCGTCGGGGTCTGGCGTGCCGTCGTTCTCGACGAGCTTGACGCTGGCCGGCGACCTCGGGATCAACGGTGGGAACCTCACGAGCACTGGCGCCCTGGCGATCCAGCCGACGGGGAATCTCACCGAGGATCCGACCGGCGATGTAATCCTCGGCCCGGATGGCGCGGATGTGTTGCCAGACAGTGGGTATCGGGTCAATCTCGGCGCGCTCACCAATAAGTACCTGACGCTCCACGCGGCGGAACTCTGGGTCGAGATGCTGGTCGCGCAGAACACGATCGCGACGATCGGTGGGCGGATCCTGGTGGGACCGACGACCACGCTGACCGTGGACCTCGGCAGTGGGGTGGGCGACACCACGATTACGGTGAAGCACAACGAGATGGCCTCGGGGGATCGGGTGGTCCTCCAGGCCAACGGCGCGCTGGAGTGGATGGCGATCACGTCCGCACCAGGCGGCAGTGCGGGCGCCTACACCTACTCGGTGACGCGCGACCTCGATGGCAGCGGGCGCAACGCGTGGACCGCCGGGGACGCGGTGTTCAACTCCGGCACCACGGCTGACGGCTACATTGATCTCTACTCGGTCGCGGGGCTCCTCCCCGGCAGTACGGCCGGGCCGACGATCGTCGGCAACGTCCGGACCGGGACGACCTACAGCGACGTGTCGCCGCGCTGGGCGGTGGGCAACCTCAACGGGCTCTACGGCTACGGCGCGACCACCTATGGCTTCGCCGCGGGGGTGCCGACGGGGACGCATGTCACGGTGGACGCGACCAATGGCTTTCGGATCCGCAGCAACACAACGGACAAGTTGGTCGCGGACGCGAGCGGGAACCTGACCCTGGCGGGCGCGCTGAACGTGACGGGGTCGGGGTCGTTCTCCGCCGGCCACGCCACCCTGAACTCGGCGGGGATCAAGATCTCACCGACGACGGTGGGGTCAGAGGATCGGGCGTACGGGTTCACGAGTGCGCTCGGCGTACTCGGCACGCAAGCCTACACCGACGATTCGACCTACAACATCATCTACCTGAAGGCGACGGCCACGACGACGGCGGCGGTCCAGTCCATCCTCGGGGTGGCCAACGCCACGGGAGATACCTACATCGCGGCGACCCAAGGCTCGACGGCGGATGGGGCCGCGATCTACCTCATGACGACTGGGTACACCTACGCGGCGGCGGATCGGATCGACCTCGACGCCAACAATAGCAGCCACGGGGTCTGGATCGTGGACAGCGGAAGCGGGTCAACGTCGTACGCCAACCTCTACATGACGGATGCGTCAACCGACTACCTGAACATCGTCGTGAACGCGACGACGAGCACGATCGGCCTCGTGGTGGACGACGACAACCAGGTCGGGATTGGGACGACCACGCCTGCCTACGCACTCGACATCGCGGGAAGCACGGCCCAGATCAAGCCGTCAGCGGGCACCAACGCTGCGCTCATCGTCAATGCCTCGTCCTCGGCCTATGGATACGTCAGGCTGGGGGATGAAGCGAACAGCCAGTACTGGGACGTGGCGGTCTACGACGACGGGACCAATGAGCTGGAGTTCCGCTACGCCGGCGGCGGGCCGCACGCCTGGTTCGACACGACCGGCAACCTGAACACGCCCGGCGTGCGCCTCACCAACTGGTCGAACACACAGGGACAGGGGTACGCCTGCGCGAACGTGGACGGCAACGGCGACGGCTACATCACCTACCAGACGGGGGTGTCGTGCGTGGCGTCTACGCGCCGAGCCAAGCACGACATCCGCCCGCTCGACGTGCGCGGGGTGGACGCGATCCTCGATCTCACGCCGGTCACCTACCGGATGAACTTCGAGGGTGACACCGGTCCCTACTACGTCGGGGCCATCGCCGAGGAGGCCGCCGCGCTCGGCCTGGAGTGGCTTGTGGTGCGCGACGACGACGGGCTGCCTCGGTCGTTCTTGTACGACCGAGTGCCGCTCTACCTGATTCCCGTGGTGCGGCAACAGCGTGACGAGATCGCGGAACTCAAGGCGCGGGTCGCCGCGCTCGAAGGGAGACCGTGACATGGCACGCGCGAGCTGGGGGGCGGGGCTGGTGCTGGCGGTCGCTGCCGCCTCCTCGGCGATCGGTGGGCAGACCGCTCCGCCTCCCTCGCCGCCGCCGGCGCTGACGCCGCTGCAGCAGTGCGAGGTCGATCGCGTGGCCCTGCAGCAGCAGGTCGTGGAGCTGCGGGCGCAGCTCGTCGCGCTGCAGACGCAGATCGACCGCGAGGCGCTCGCCCGCGAGCGCACCCGGATCGAGGGGACGCTGCCCGTCACACCGGGGCAGCGGTGGGACTGGCAACGTATGGCATTCGTCCCAGCCTCGGTGCCGGAGAAACCGGCGGAGCCCAAGTGACCGAGATCCCGAAGCTGTGCGCGCATCCCGAGCGGCCCTGCCCCTTCTCCGAAGAGGCGTGGCAGGACCGGCTCTCGGAGATCGAGGCGACCGCGAACCGCACCAATGAGCTGATCAAATGGGGCGTGGGGATCCTACTCACGATCGGGATGGCCGTCGGCGGGCTCGTCTATGCCTCGCTTGATGGCCGGGTCGCCTCCCTCGAACAATCCGGATCGCCGGCGATGCGCGAGCGCACGTCGCGGCTGGAGGCGGAGATGGTCGGGCTCAATAAGAGCCTCGACGAGATCAAGGCCAGTCAGCGAGAACTCCTCCAGAAGATCGAGCGGCTGCGGTGAGCGATGATGCGTGCCCCTTCTGCCGCGCCTGGTCCGGAGCCGTCGATGCCTACGGGTACTGTGCCTGCTGCGGTCGTGTCACCCGCGCAGCTCACCGAGATCGCTGCGCTGCTGCTGACGATCTACGGCGAGGCGCGGGCGGAGACGCCGGACGGGCAGATCGCGGTCGCGCAGGTCGTGATGCACCGGCTGCGGATGGGGCGCTGGGGGCACACGATCCAGGAGGTCGTCGGCGCGCGGGCGCAGTTCAGCTGCTGGTGGAAGTTCGGCGGCCTCCAGAATTGGGAGCGGGTCCAGGCGATGGCGCGGACGGTGCTCGCGGGGACGTGGGCGCCGGAGCTGCTGCAGGCGCGGTGGATCGCTGAGGGCGTGTACGGGGAGCGCGTCACGCGCGATCTGGTGAAGGGATCGACGCACTATCTCACGGCGGACCTGCTGCGATCCGGGCACGCACCGGCGTGGACGCGCGGCATGACGATCCTGGCGCACATCGGCGGGCACGTCTTTGGGCGGCCCGCGGGTGAGTGATGAAGGTGGAGCGGTCGCGGTCGGTGTTCGGCTTCGAGGTGACGGTCCGGGTGAGCTGGCCGGAGTCGATTGCGGCGCTCTCGCCGGGGATGCTGGCGCGGCTCGAGCACCACGTCGAGCGGTCCACGGAGGTGGTCGGGGGACGCGTGGTCCGGCACGTGATCGAGTGGCCCGCGCGACGCAAGATCCTGCGGCGGCTCACGTGTGGCGAGGCCGTGACGCTGGGACTCAAGCACGAGTGGCAGGCCGCGCACGCGGAAGGAAGCGAGTAGGGCGATGGACATCGGATGGCACCGGGACTCGGCGATCTGGACGCTCTCGATCGTGGCGGCGGTGCTCACCTATCTCGGGGCGGCGCCGCATCCCGCCGAGTGGACGTACACGCAGTGGATCCAAGCGGCCTCATTTGTGGTGGCCACGCTGGCTGGCAAACTGGCGTCAAGCCCCTTGGCGGGCGCGCCGAAGGGAGACGGACGATGAGACGCCTGCTTGGGATGATCGGGATGCTCGGGATGCTCGGGGTCGGGACGGTGGCCGCGCAGACGCCCTGCGATGGGGCCGCGGATCTGCTGGTCGTCAACCCCGGCACGATGGTCGCTGAGCTGCCCGATCACACGACGCTGATCCTCGACACGCAGACCCCGCTGGTCGCGGGCTACGAGCTGCGGGTGTACCAGGAGGTCGTGCCCCGTCCTCCGGCCCCTTTCGCGGTGGTGCCGATCCCCCGGGCCGCGTGGACGCTCGTGCCGGGTTCGACGACCTGCTACACGGCGACGCTGCCCGACTTGTCGATGCTCGCGCGGAACGTCCGACACCGGGCGGGCCTGGTCGCGCTCGGGAGTCACGGGATCAACAGTCCCGTGCCGACGGAGGAGAGCAACCCTTTCGGGTGGGTGGGGGCGCCGCGTGCGGTGACCCGGCCACGGGTGACGCGGTAGTCCTGTGGTTCGGGGAGGCGTTCCGCTGGGATCACGGCACGACCTGGCTGGGCCTCGTCAATCCGCTCAGGCGGCCCCAGGACGTGCGCGTGTCGATTCTGGGACGGGACATCGTCCGGACGGTGCGCGTGCCAGCACGGGGACGGGTGGCCGAGGAACTGGGCACGTGGGGTCTCAGTGGGGATTTCGGGATCGAGGTGCGGTGCGATCTCGTCTGTGCGGCGAGCCTGACGATGTGGGATGGCCCGATGCACGTCGCGCACGAGTCGGTGCCGGTCGTGGGGTGTGAGGTCCGATGAGTGAGCCGCGGCCCGTCCCGGGCCCGCTGTCGCGCGAGGCGCTACAGGCGGAGGTCGATCGCCTCCTGGCCGGGGTGCCGCGGGATCGGCACTGCGCCATTCTCGGGGTGGCCAGCACGGACGGGAGCTGGCGGGTGACGGCGCGGGCCGCGTGGGTGGACGGGCACTGGGTCGTGCAGGGGGACCTCAGCGGGCGGGGGCGGCGGGATCTCGCGGGGACGATCTCGGTCCTCGCGTCGTGGTGAGAGGAGCAAGGATGGGCACACCAAGGGATCTCGTGGATCTGATGGTGCGGGCGGGGCAGCGCGCCGACGAGACGCACCCGGGGCTCCGGGCGCGGGACGCCGACGCCTGGATGCAGATCGCGGCGGGCTATGCCTGCTGGGGGGACCGCACCCTCGGGCGCAAGGCGCGGGCCCCCGGCGCGCGGATCTCGCCCGACACGCTGGCGGCGGAGACGAGCGGCGGCGCCTTCTACGCGGTCTCGATCATCCGCGACGACCCCGATCACGGCAACCCGTGGCGGCCGAGCCCGGAGGACCACGGCCTGGTGACTGGGCAGCACTTCATCCGCGTGCCCGCGCTCGACCCGGGGCCGTGGGGCATCGACCCGTTTCCACCACCTCCCCCAGATCTCGCCGCGCTCGAGCGGCGGGTCGCCGCCCTCGAAGCCTGGGCGCGGAGCTGCCCACGATGACGACACTCTACGCGCGTGAGCGTGACCTGTACGCGGGGATCTGGGACGACCTGCCGCAGTATGCGGACGTCGCCCCCGGCGAGCGGTACGTATCGGTCCTCCGGGACCACTGCCCGCCGCCCGCGACGGTGCTCGATGCCGGGACCGGCAGCGGAAAGGGCGCGCTGGCGCTGGCGCGCGCGGGGTACGCGGTGGTGCTCTGCGACCTGACTGCCGCCGGCCTGGTCGAGGAGGCGCGCGCGCTCCCGTTTGCCGAGGCGTGCCTCTGGCGGCCGCTGGCGGCGCAGGGCCTCGCCCCCGTGGACGCGGTCTACTGCACCGATGTTCTCGAGCACCTGCCCCCGCAGCTCGTCCTGCTCGCCGTGGATCGGATGCTTAGCCTCGCGCGGCGGGGCGTGTTGATCTCCGTGGCGCTCCACGCCGACGGCTTTGGGGTCTGGGTGGGGCGGCCGCTGCACCTGACCGTGGAGTCCTTCCTCTGGTGGCGGGACTCGCTCCGCGAGGTCGGCCAAGTCACCGATGCCCGCGACCTGATCGCCTCAGGCCTGTACTGGGTGACGCGATGAGTACGACGCTGCCGCCGGTGCTCTCGGGCGTCACGCTGGCCGGGCAGACCAACTGTTCCGACCAGGTCTACCTGGATCACCTCGCCCAGAACATCCGCCGCGGTCTGCAGCAGATCAAGCCGCAGCCACCGAACTACGAGCGGGTCTGCCTCGTGGGATCGGGGCCGTCGCTCGCGGAGACCGAGGAGGCGCTGATCGCGCTCCTCCGCGAGGGCGCGAAGCTCGTCACGCTGAATGGCGCCTATCATTGGGCGCTGGCGCGGCATCTCCAGCCGGCCACCCAGGTGGTGATCGACGCGCGGCCGAGCAACGTGCGCTTCGTCCAGCCGATCGTCCCGCGGTGCAACTACCTGGTCGGGTCGATCGTGCATCCCTCACTCATCGACGCGCTCACGGAGGCGGACCCGACGCGCGTGTGGCTGTTCCACCCGGTGACCAGGAGTGATGTGGCGACCGCGGCCCGTGACCTCCTCGACGCCTACTATCTCGGGGAGCCCGGGTGGACGCCGTGCGGCGGCGGGACGACCGTCGCGACCCGGGCGCTCTACGCGCTGCGGATGCTGGGGTATTTGCGGTTTGATCTCTTCGGGATCGACTCCTGCTGGCTGGGCGATCGGCATCACGCGCTGCCGCAGCCCGAGAATGACGGGGATCGGGCCTATGACGTGACGGTCCACCCCGGGACGGCGCACGCGCGGACATTCAGGTGTTCGGGGTGGCACGTCAAGCAGCTCGAAGACTGGCTTGCCATCCTGCGGGTGAATGGGGATCACGTGCTCCTGCACGTGCATGGGGAGGGCCTCCTCGCCTACGTCCTGCGGACGGCGGCCGAGGCAGAGGACGTGGTGGTGCAGCCTGCCGCGTGACGCGCGGCAGCGAAAGGGTGGTGGGGCATGGGTGCAGGCGCGTGGAAGATCGCCTACAAGGCGAAGAAGAAGATCGGGAACGGCACGATCAACCTCGCGGGCGCGTTCCGGATGGTGCTCCTCAAGACCATCGCAAATCTCGCGACGATCTCCCTGCTCGGCTCCTGCGTGGAGGTGACCGAGCAGTTTGGCTACAGCTCGTCGGGGAAGACGCTCGCCTCGGAGCTGTGGACGGTCTCCTCGGGCGGCACCGCCGGCACGTACATGTTCGACGTGGGCGACACGACGTGGATTGCGAGCGGCGGGAACATCACATCGGTCAAGGCCGCGGCGATCGTCCTGTCGGCGGCGGCCGCGGGCGGGATGCACCTGCTCTGCTACTCGACGCTCACCACGAGCGGGGCGATCACGATCAGCAGCGGTAACAGCATGACGGTGCAGATCGCGAGCGCCGGCGTGTTCACGATGGCGTGATCGCCTGGGGAGGACGCCCGACGAGGAGGGGTGCGTGATCGCCGCGGGGCGAGCGTGACATTACGCTCGCAGAGGGATCCGTCATGGCCATCGACACGGACTTCCGCGCACGGTTGGGGGCGCTCGCCGACCTGATCGCGGACAGCGACACGACGTACGACGCCCCCCGGGTCCAGCAGATCCCGATGCCGTGGGGCAAACCGGGGCGGCTGAAGGTGCGGCTCTCGAAAGAGGGGGGCCACGACCTGATCGTGCGCTTCACGCGCAAATTGGGCGGCGACTCGCTGGAGGACTGAGATGGCGACCCGCCTGAAGACGACGGAGTGGGTGATCCCGACGAGCGCCACCCTGGCCGACAACACACTCACCGCGATGTCGGTGATCACGGCGTACATTCCGGAGTTCAGCGGCACGGTCACGATCAAGCGCGCCAAGGTCCGCATTCACAGCACGACGGCGGCCGGGGCGGGGCTCGGCAACTACACCAGCCGCCGCATCGATGTCTCAGTCGGCGGGGCGGGCGCCACCTCGTACACGAGCGGGGGGACCCTCACCCTCTCGGGCGAGGACAACTGCCAGTATTTCAACTGCGACTGCACCGCGCACTTTACCGCCAACTGGACGAGCGGCACCTCCAAGACGATTGCGCTCAGCGTCCTGCTCGACCACAGCAACGCCACGCCACCGACGCACGCCAACCTCTGCGCGACCCTCACCCTCACCTATGAGTACGACGACACGCAGACGACGCAGATCAAAACGGTCTACATCCCGCTGAACGCGCCCGTTGGGGCGCTGGCGACAAGCAAGCCGGGCACGGCCACCGCCACGATCCCGGCGCTCGACACCGAGCTGCCCGAGGCGAGCAAGACGATCCGCAACATGGCGCTCGTCGTCCAGGGGACGCTGGCGGGCGCCTCCGGCAGCGCCGACGGCACGTTGTCGATGCAGGTGGACACCTACACCGCGTACACGTCCAACTCGATGGAGTGCGGCGCGGCCAGCGATCTCTGGCTGACGTTCCAGACCCCTCTCGCCTACTACGACTCAGGGGGGAGCAGCGCGGGCATCGGGATGGACACGAGTACGACCCACGGATTCTACCTGTGGGCGAGCGTGGCGCGTCACCACCATCAGCAGGCGTACTTGATGGTGACCTACGAGTTCAACGCCTCCAGCAGCACGAGCTTGTTTGTGAGCGTCCGACTGCCGGTCTCCTCGGTGGCGCACGCGGGGGGCACGACCAGCAACGAGTTCTACCGCTTCACAACGGAGTTGTGGATCGCGGAACCGGCCACCGTCACCTCCAAACAGATCGCCTTCTACGCCTTCTGGCACCAGCAGGGCGCGGTCGCCAGCCCCAACTGGCGCGTCGGGACTGGTAGTTTCGTGGGCTACACGGACACGCCCGCTGTGCTGTGCGGATCCAACGGCTGCATGGTCCGCAATGATGCGGCGTTCACCCTCGCCCGTGGCAAGAACACGATCACGGCAGACGTGTACTCGTCGGACAGCAACGACCTCATGGCGGGCATCGGCGGCTACTTCCTCCTGAACTACACCTGTGGGAAGCCCACGCAGGGGGTGGGCGCGGCCAACCACACCGTCGAGTGGCCGACCACCCTGACCTTCGTCGAGACGGGGACGTTCAAGCGGACCGCCACGGCCGCCGCCATCGGCCTGCCCGAGACCGCCTACTTCCTCCAGAGCTATGGCCTCATCGTCGAAGCGATCCAGGAGAACGCCGGCCAGCTCTATCTCGTGTCGGTGATGCTCGAACGCAGCAACGCGGCCGGGCAGTGGTATCAGGTCGTGAGCGGGAACGTGATCACGGATCCGGAGGGCGGCAGCCCGTGCGTGGTCTTCGGGGAGGCGATCGGCGTCACCAAGCAGTTCGTCGGGGATCTGCGGACGGGGCGGATCGACCTGGAGGACACCCGGCGCGTGGTCTGCTGCGTGGCGGCGGCCGCCTGGATGAGCGTGAACCAATGGATCACGTACCACAGCGTCACGTTCGCGGTCGCTGGCACGGTGAGCGGGTACGCGGATGCGGACGGCGCTGGCCTGACCGTGACCCTCCACCGGGTATCGGACGGCCTCCAGGTCGGATCGGCAACCACCACCGCCGGAGGGGCCTACTCCATCACCTGGTTCGACGACACCGAGAACGTGTTCGCCTCCTGTCGTGAGGACAGCACGCACGTCGGGCGCAGCGACAACGTGACGCCCACCTAGAGATCACCCCGTGGCCGCCGACATTACCCTTCGCACCGGGGCCAGCGGCGCCATTACGCTGTCGAGCGGGGGTGTCACGGCGACCCCCACCTCCGGCACCCTCGCGGTCACCGGACTGCTAGCGACGCTCGCGACCGGGCTCGGCCGCGCGCCCGCGGGGAGCCTCCTCGCGCTGAACGGGAGTCTACCGACCCTCGCCGTCACGGCCGCCGCAGCGGCCAGCCTCGTCACGATCACGGGCGTCGCGCCGACCGTCAGTACGACCGCCGCGATCACGGTCACCCCGCCCACAGGATCCCTGTCAGGGACGGGGGCCGCGCCGAGTCTGCCGACGGGGCTCGGACGCGCGACGCCGGCGGGCGTCGTGGCCCTGATGGGAACGCCGCCCGCGCTCACCAGGGCGATCGTGCCGCCCGTCGGCGCCGTCGCGCTCGCGGGCGCGGCCCCCACCCTCGGCGGGACCGGGGCCGTCGGCGTGGCCTCTGGCGCGCTGACCGTCACGGGCACCGCGCCCGGCCTCGCCCAGGCCGTCGCGGTCCCGAGCGGGAGCGTGAGCCTGACCGGGGTCGTCCTCGTCGGGCAGTTCGGGCGCCCCGTCGCGGCCGGCGTCCTCCAGGCACTGGGCCTGGCGGCGTCGATCGCGGTCGCGGTGGTGCCCGCGAGTGGCGCGGTCATCCTGGGCGGCGCGGCGCCGGCCGCCGCGGTCACGACCGCCTGGACGGTCACGCCAGAGACGGGGACAATCGTCCTCGCCGGCCCGACGCCGGGCCTGGCGCTGCCGACGACCCTCGCGGTCGCGGGCGGGACGCTCACGCTGACGACCGCGCCGCCGACGTGCCTAGCGGGGCGGCCCGTGCCCGCGGCGGCCCTGACGCTCACCGCCGCGGCCCCGACGCTCATCGCTGGCCTCGATCGGGCGATCGCGAGTGGGACGCTGGCGCTCACCGGCACCGCGGCGACCCTGCACGCCACGCTGGTCGTGGCGGCGGGCAGCCTCGCCCTTGCTGGCGGGTCCGTGCTCGCGAGCGGCGTGCGGGCCCGGGTCGCGACGGTCGTCCCGGGGAGTCGCACGCGGCCGGTGGCGGCGGGGATCCGCGCGCAGCCCGTGATCCCCGGGAGTCGCACGCGGCCGGTGGCGGCGGGGACCAGCGCGCGGCCCGTGATCCCTGGGAGTCGCACCCGTGACCCTCTCGACCTGGAGCTGTGACATGTCGATCAAGAGTGCCCTGACCCTCCACCGCGGCGAGGACGTCGTCCTCCCGTTTGACATCGACGAGGACATCACGGGGTGGACGCTGAGCCTCATCATCAGCGACACGATGGAAGACAGCACGCCGAGTCTCACCGTCGCAGGTGTCATCACGACGGCGGCGACGGGGTTGTGCTCGGTGACTCTCACGGCGGCGCAGACGGCCGCCCTCGCCCTCCCGGTGTACCAGTGGGAGCTGCTGCGGACTAACAGCGGCGCGAAGGCCACGCTGGCCTACGGCACGCTCACGGTCCTGCCGCGGGTCGGTGTGTGATCTGCGCGTTCCACGTGGCCCTGATCGCCGCCCACGACCATCGGCTGCCGCCTCGACACAGACGCGCGCACGCCGTGGACGGCCACCGTGTGGACACAGGGCCGCGACGGTGAGACGACGTGCGTGCTCGAGCGGCCGGCGTTCTACCGCCGCTCGCCGCGGCTGCCGGACCTGCGACCTCGCTCATAGCTGGCCAGCGTGCGTGGTCGCCGCGCGGGGCGCCGCGGGAGCGCCGCGGCGTCCAGCCCCCCCGGGGGGCCACGCGATGGGGGCCACGATCGCCCGCGGTGATCAGGCGGAGATGGGCGGAATCCGGCGGTTCCTGTCGCCGGTCCCGGCGGGCCTGCGCCGCCGCGATCACGGTGAATCACTGAGGAGATCGGCGCGAAAGGCGGCGAAAGGGCTGGCGGAAGCGCCTGGGAGTCGAACCTAGGCACGCGCCTTCAGATCGCGCCGGATCACGGGGCGTGGTATCGGGGGCCATGCGGCGGGGCCACGATCGGGCGCGTGGCCCCCGAGTCAGTGCACTGGGCCGTCCTCCTCCCGGGTCGGCCACACGACGCGCCCCGCCAGCGTCTGCATCGCCTGCACCATCCGCGGCGCCAGCACCGGGACGTAGTCCGCCCGGGTGGTGTCCAGGTCGGTGTGCCCCAGCCATCCGGCGACATCCGCCAGGTCGATCCCGCGCGCACTCAGCTCGATTCCGACGGTCGCCCGGAGCCGGTAGGGCCGCACGTCGGCCGGCCACCCCGCGGCCCGCAGGGTGCGGGCGAAGGCCGAGGTCTCGTACCGGCCCCACGCTCCGGCCGCCACGAACACGCGCCACGCCTCGAGCATCTCGGGGTTGAGCGGCAGCGCCGAGGCGCGCCGCCCGCCCTTCCCATCCCGGGTCAGCCAGTACGGCGGGGTCGTGTCGAGCGAGAGGTCCTCCGGCTGCGCCCGCATCAGCTCCGAGGGCCGTACGCCTGTCGTCGCGAGCACCATGTAGCGGGCCCGGGTCTTCGCGGTGCGCAGCACGCCCTGGCGCTCGCGCGCGAGCAGCGCGCGGTAGACGCGCAGGATCACATCCGGGGTGATCGGGATCTTCGGCACGCGCGGGACGGGCAGCCGCCGCAGGCCGTCACACGGCGTGACGGGGAGGGGCGCGCCGGGGACCGCGTCGAGCGTGCGGATCATCCGGCGCAGCGCGGCCACACGGTGGTTGATGGTCTTGGGGCTGACGCCGGCGTCGAGCCAGGTGACGCGCGCGCGGCGCACGACCTCTGGCGTGAGCTGCCGGCGTAGGCCCTGGGGCGCGAGGCGCACCCAGGCGCGCAGCTCCGCACGCAGCTCCCGCCAGGACACGAGCGTCCGCACCTGCGCGATGTAGCGATCGACGTCGGCCGCAAGGGTCGGCGCGGATCGGGCCGTCGGCCGCGGCGCCGGCGTCGTGCGCAGCGCCAGGCGGGTCGCATCCTGCCAGGCGCGCATCGTGGCCAGCGGCGTGTCCCGAGGATAGCGCCGCGCCTTGCGCCTGGCGCCCACGTGCGCGACGACCTCGTAGCCGGCGGCATCGCGGTAGATCCCGCGCTCGACGCGCGTGCGGGGTGAGCGGTGCCGCGGCATGGCCCGATCGTGGCCCCGCCGCGTGGCCCCCGTCCAGCGCAGAGATTACGGGGAGATCACGGGAGACGGTAGACCGAGGACCCTTCGCCCCCGCCGTCCACGGTCGCGCGGATCAGGAGGACGGTGACCTTCGTGGCGAAGGGGTCGAGGCGGGTCCCCGACGAGTCGGTGAAGTCGAGGAAGGGAAGCGTCACAGAGGCGCCGGCGTCCAGCGCGGGGTGTGTGGTCTGCCACGCGGAGAAGTCTGTCTCATGGACCGAGAGCCGGAACCGCACGTCCCGCCAGGCCAGGCCCGACGTGTTGGTGACGGTCATCGCCGTCCGCGTCACCTGCACCCGGGCGGTCAAGGGGACGTTGGCCGGCGCGGATTGCTGGCTGACGATGCCGAGCACCCAGAGGGCCCCCAGGACGATCGCGCCGGCGGTGAGCAGGCCGAGGCAGCCTTTCCTCCGCTGGGCCGCGACGTCGAGCGGCGGGGGGGCCGGTGAGGGCGGGGGGCTCACTGGGTGTCGCAGGTCGCGCTGACAGTGCCGGCAGACGATTGCGGCGTCCTGGATCTCCTCCGCGCAGTACGGGCACGTCTTCATGAGCGGTCTCCCGGGGGCGGGATCGGGGCACAGGCCACCCCAATGGGGTAGCGCGTTCCCCGTGAAACAAGCCGCAGGCCGCGGCGGTCAATCGCCCTCCGTCGTCCCTTCTCGCGCCCGCGGGCGCGCGCCACGGTAACGCACGACGATCGGGAGGCACTCGTTCACGCACGATCGGCGCGCCTCGGGCGCGAGGCTCATGAGCAGGTGGTAGAAGCTGGCGGCGTCGTGCTCGGGTGCAGTGGGCAACGGTGAGCCCTCCTGCGGGTGAGCCTGTGCACGATCCGTGACAGTTGGGGTCATCTCCACACCTGTGCCCTGTGTCACAGGAGGGAAGTCGAGATCCCTGAGAGTGACCAACTCACTCTGATCGAGACCAAGAACCTTCCCAATCCTGACCAGTGTCCGGTCAGATGTTCGGATCCCTCCACTTTCGGTTCTCGCCACGGTCACGAGAGCCACGTTTGAGGCGATCGAGACGGCTTCCTGGGTCAGATCGCGACTGAGCCGCGCCTCGCGGATTCGCTCAGCTAAAGCCCCGCGGACCATCGCTACCAAGCATGTCCCTCGCGGGCCGGTGGTGCTATAGCGCCGCTGCTCACGATAACGCTTGACATAGCATGATGTGCTGCGTTATGGTCTCGCCATGACGACCGCTGAGCACTTCCGGACACGTCGCATCGCCGCCGGATTGAGCCAGGAGGCCCTGGCCCGCCGGGCGGGCGTCGCGCTCGTGACGGTGGCGAGGGTGGAGGGTGGCCGATCTGAGCCGAGCCCGTTGACCGTTGCTAGGCTCACCGCTGCACTCGACGCCGCACCAACTCTCGTTGATCGGGCGACGGACTCTCCCGCCGCCTGACGCGCGAGGCTTAGTGTCCATGCCGCCCCGTCTCCGCGACTACGGGAATCCTCGAGCGAAAGGTCAGGGGAACGTGTCGCAGCATCCCAGTTTCAAGGCCGCTCTCCACGACACGGTGTTCCGCTCCAGCCTTCCGGCGAAGGCCCTGGCTGACCTGGTCGGGGTCAGCTACTCCACCCTGGCCCAGTTTGCCGACGACGCGCAGGAGGCGCAGATCCCGGTGCGCCGGCTCGTCTCCCTGGTCGCCTCCGCCGACAACCTCGCGGTGCTCGACCACCTCGAGGCCCTCGCGGGCCGCGTGGCGTTCCGTGTGCCGACGGGGCTCCATCTCGCGAGCACCGGCGAGGCCATCCGCCAGTTCGGCGAGTGGGTGAGTGCGCACTCCGAGGCGCTGCGGGACGGTACCGTCTCTCAGGAGGAGTTGGTGACGATCGAGCGCGAGGGCCACGAGGCGATCGCCGCGATTGCGGCCGCGCTCGAGCACGCCCGCGACCGGACGCAGCCGCCGACGCTGAAGGCGGTGCGGTGATGGCCGACCTCACAGATCTCCGCGAGTTGCCGGTCGTCATCGTCGGGCTCGATGCGTTGGGCACGCTCGTCGGCTACTCCCGACGCACGCTGGAGCGGTGGGAGCAGCGCGAGCGGCTCACCGGTCTCCGCCATCTCCCGCGCAGCATCCCCGGGATGCCGCACCGCTGGCGTCGTGAGGACGTGCGGCGGTGGCTGGCGACGGGCGTGCCGACGGCCAGTGATCGGAGTGCCGCATGACGCGCCGGCGCCGGCCCGACCTTGTCTATGTCCGCAGTGGCTCCCAGGTGCGCCGCGGCGTGGACGAGCACAACCAGGGCGTCGCGGGCATCGACGAGTGCCAGCTCACGGGCGACGAGAACCCGTTCGCCCTTGGGTGCGCCCCTGGCGTCGCCCCGTCGCTGGCGGTGGGGGATCGGGTCGCCCTGCGCGCGGTGGTCGCGCGCGGGCACGTGCTCGAGGTGGTCGGCGATCAGGTCCTGGTCGCCTGGGAGGGGTACGGGCGCTCGCCGCAGTGGCTCGACGCGGCGGCGCTCGTGAGGCTACAGCGGAGGGGCGCATGATCGCGTCGGTCTGGATCGGGATCGGGGTCCTCGTGACCGTAGTGCTGGCCGCGAGCCTCGTCACCGCGACGATGTTCATCCTGAGCGGCTGGGCGTCGCGCGCGGGGCGCGAGGCACGCGAGCAGGCGCAGTGGGAGGCGGCCCGGCGGGAGTACGTCGCGGGGCTGCGCCGCCCCGCCCCGATCCGCGTCGCCCGCCAGCAACAACCGCTCCGCGATCGCCTGGCGGACTGGGCAGGCCGCCAGTGACGGCCGGCTTCTCCCCCACGCTGCCGGCCGCGGCGGTCCCGCCGTCGGCCCCCTCGCCCCTGCTGCCGGCGCGGCTCGCGGTGGGCGTGAAGGTCGGCAGCCAGATCGCGCGCCGCGCGGTCCCCGCCGGCACCGACGCCGTCACCCTGGTCCGCGTCCTCACGTCCGTCGTCCTCGCGCATGTCCCCGGCGATGCCCGGGTCGAGGACGTCATCTGGGCCCTCACCGAGCCCGTGCAGGAGTTGCTGTGACGGGCTACCTCGTGCGGGTGCGCGAGTACGGCAGTCCCGCGCGGACCATCCGGACCTGCCGCCATGAGCTGGACGCCGTCCAGGTCGCAGGCCGCCTGGTCGACGTCCACGATCGGGACGGCGTGCGTCGGTACGACGTGATCGACATCGTCCACCGGCGCAAGATCATCCGCGCCTGGGAGCAGGGCACGCCCATCGGGCCACCGCGAGGCGCGGCGTGAGCGCGACGACCCGCCCCGTGTCGCCGGCGCTGCTCGACGAGGCCCCGCTCGCCCCGCTGCTGCGGCGTCGCCCACACGTCGAAGTGCTCGCGGCCTACCGGACGCTCCTGGGGATCACCGATCGCGCGCCAGCCGTCCGCTGGGAACGTCTCTGGCCCCGAGGGGACGAGGGCGGCTGGCGCGCGGGATGGCTCCGCCGCTGGAGGGCGCGATGGCCGCGCTGACGCTGGCCGCGGGGCGCCCGTGCCTCGCCTGCGGCCAGGCGATCACGGGGCTGGTCGCGGCCACCCGGCGGTACTGCGATCGCGCCTGCCGGGATCGCGCGCAGGCGAGCCGAAGCCGGGTGTCAGGGCGCTGCGCCCGGTGTGGTGGGCCGGTGGAGGCCGACCGGTGGTACTGCGCGCCGTGCCGGCAGATCCACGCGGACCGGGCGGTGTCGGCCCGCGCCCGGCGATCCCCGCCCGTCCTGCCCCCCTGCACGCTCGCGAGTATCGAGCTGCGGTACCGCGCCCGGCTCGCCGAGATCCGGCGCCTCCGCCTGGCCGGCGATCCCGCCTGGAGCGTGGATGGGTGGGCGCGGCGGGCGGATGCGGCCGATCCGCGGGTGGCGCTGGCCAGGAGCTGATCATGCGAGTCAGCGACGCGTTCCCCTCGCGCTACCTCCGGCCCGACGATCTGCGCGGCCGCACGCCCGTGGTCACCATCGATCGGGTGTCCCGTGAGCGCATCGGTGAGGACCAGCGGTTCATCGTCTGGTTCGCCGATGTCGCAAAGGGGTTGGTGTGCAACAAGACCAACGCCACGACGATCGGGCGCTTGCACGGCGACGAGACGGACCAGTGGCCGGGGAAGCGGATCAAGCTCGTGGTGGCGCACGTGGACTACCGCGGGCAGAGCGTGCCGGCGATTCGGGTGGCGGCGCCGGACGCGCCGGCGCCCGCGAGCCGGGAACCGGGTGAGGACGATGACCCGTTCGGGCAGTTCTGAGGGCGCGATGACGGACCTGCTCTTCGACCTCTACAACCCCGCCCCGGATCCGGCGCCGATCTGGACGCCGGTGGCACGGCGCACGGATCCTGCCACCTCACACCAGGCGGCGGCCCACGCCGCGGCGACGGCGGGGACGCATCGCGCGCGGGCGCTCGACGCGCTCCGGCACGCCGGCGATCGGGGCCTCACGGACTTCGAGCTGGCGGCGGTCACGCGGCTGCAGCAGACCAGTATCGGTAAGCGGCGGGGCGAGCTGGTGCGCCTGGGGCTCGTTGTCTCCACGGGGACGACGCGGCCGGCGCCGAGCGGATCGCCGGCGATCGTCTGGAGGGTGCGGTGAGTGCGACTTGGCGACTAGATCAAGGAAGTGACGTCGGAGCGCATCCTTGACATTGAGATCCGCGTCTTGTGCGGCGACCTGCCCCGGCACGTGCCACGTCCAGCAGCGCGCTCTCGACTGCCTGCCCGGGCGCTGGTGCTACCACACGGCCCATCTGAGCGGGGCGGGGGAGTCGCACCGCTGGGTGCTGGAGATCTCGGGGCTGCGCCCACGGCTGCTGGGGCTCCACCTGAACCCAACGGAGACGCTGACGGCGGCGATCCTGCCGGCCGACGACGAGGAGGCCGTATGAGCGCCCCTGACAGCTACCTGTCTGGCCGTCCGCCTGTCCCTGTCACCGAGCAGCCCTGGGTCATCGTGACGGGCCTGGACCGCGACGCCGACGGGCGAGACGTCGTGTCGGTCTACGCGGTCCACCGTCTCCCCGGGGAGGTGCGCGACGGCGTCCGCGTCGTCCCCGACTACAGCACGATTGAGGACGCGCTCGCCGACCTGAGCGCGGAGTTCGGCGCGATGACCGCGCAGGAGGAGTGACCCATGTCCGATCAGCCGTACGTGATCGTCCGCA